TCCCTTTAGGGAGTCTACTTCTGCTTGCCAATAATTAATAGCACCTTGGTAAATCATTTCACCATCTATTCCTTCAACTTCATGAGCAGGATTTTCTAGTACAGGCATTCCGTACCTATCTATAAAACCTTCCATGTTCCATTCCATTGGGATGAAAAGTGAATACATACCGCTTTTGGTTTGACCATTAGCGTTTCGTGTTCTAACATCAGAGTCTTCATATAATTTTTTAAAGTTGCTACCACCTTTATCTAATGCGTTTGATGTAGAACCCATCATGCATTTTCCAATAACCCTACTACCTAAACGTAAACAAGTTTTAGTTACCCTCCAATTATTTAATATGTTGTTTGGCTTAACCCACTTTCCACTTTCATCGTGAACTAACAGTAATAGTTTTTCTCCATCATAAGAGTTGTCGTCAGTATTCTTCCAATCAATAGTGGTATCTAGTCCCTCCATATCATCTTCAAACACTTCATGCATGTTTTTCTTTGTAATCTTAGAGGCAGGAATTCTAAAAGCTAATTCTGTTTTAGGCTTATCCATACCATCCATAATAGGTTTAAAGAAAAATGGTAGTCTACTATTGATAGGAACAACCTTGTCTGTAAACATCTTCTTAGCATCTGAACCTGTCTTAGACAAGATGCCTATCCTAGCATCCTTTGCTAAAGTAGCTGTGTTGATACACTCAGCTGAACCCATAAAAGAAAAACCTGAACGTCTTATTTTTAAATACACCATTCCAAAACTTCTACTATCTGCTTTGCAAGCTTCCCAATAAATAAACAAAGCTCTGTTTGCTTCTCTAAAATCCGGAGAACCTACATCAATTTTAGTCCATTGAAGATACATGTAGTGAGAACCGGTTATATATGTAGGTATACCTCTATTGAGAAACCAAAAGCCATCTTCTCTATAATCAAATTCTTTTTCAATATAATCTACATATTGGTCTTTAAAAGAGTTAGGCATTTCATTCCATTGAAATATAGATTTTATTTTTTCTAAATTAGTTGGTAGTTCTTTTTTTTCCCAATATTGATTTAGTTTATTTTCATGTCTTGAGTATACCTCTTTAGGTTTTTTAGGTAAGGCTATTTTAAAATTAGAGATTTCTATTACGTTTCCTATTTGACCATTGCGAGATATAACGACTACATCATATTTTTTGTTGTAGCCATAACGCCAACTACGCCCCCTATTTTTATTAGAGAGTACGTTTTTTGGTATGTAATTCTTTAACTCTTTTATCATTTAGAACGTCTTTCAGCAAAGCCTTGTTTTGTCATGGGCTTTGATTGTCCCATAGATATAGCTTCCTTCTCTGCTTCAATTTTATTTAATATCTCAAAAGCATCCATGATACATAACTTCTTAGTAGCGGCTGCATTTTTTAATCTATCTGCTGACAGGTCGTCTTCAGGGTTGTGCTTTATGATATCTTCTTTAGCAACTTTAATAAGTTGTTCTACAGCTCTATAACCTGCTTGGATTATTTTTAACTTAGTTTCTTGTAGGTTCATATGCAATAATATTTTTAGACCTAATTCTGTATAGCTTCTGCTCGTTAAATCTAAATTCATATTCTGAATCAGGCGTAAACGTAACAATATCTCCCTTCTTAATCCCATGCTTTTCTATAGAAGAACATGTATATTCCATAACCCCCATTAAAGGTTCGTCAGAAAAAGGCTTGTATATATATGTTTCTGTAGCAGGCAATGGAGCAACAAAACAAAAAGGCTCTACAGCATACCACTTTGAATTATTTTTGTACATATAGTATTGAGTCTCGTCAATAAAAAACTTATTGTCTTTAAAAAAACTCTTTCCACTTTGCCTTCTTCCATGCATGTCATTGTAGTATTTAAAAACATTGTGATGAACTAGAAGCGTGTCTCCTTCTACTACAGGTCCGGTATAATTAATAGGTGTACTTAATACAACAGCTTCACGATTTGAAAAGGAAGCTGATTCTTCAGAGGCGTCTAGTATTATTTCCAAACCCTCAATTTGTTTTACATTATCATACCTCCTATTATTAGCAGGGGTAACAATAAACTGATTAGGTGATTGCATTTAATTTAAAAATTAATATTATATTCTAAGGATATAGGCATTGTTGAATTAAACTGTTTCCACAATAAAATTTCATTTTCAGCAGAGTCTTCTATATAGATTTGATAAGTGTCATCCTCTATACTGAACTTAATTAAATGTATAGTATAGTTTCCTCCAAGAACCTGTTGACCAACAAGGTAGTGCATGGCTCCTGATTTATAATCAGGACCTACTGAGATTTTTCTAATGTCCATTTTTAATTTGATTTGAAACAAAGATAAACAAAAAAAAATACCCCTGAGTAAACAGAGGTATTATACGAGGGAAATTGCAAACAGAGAGCTCGACGAACAAGCACACTTACAGCGGACTCGACGAACGAGCTCGCTTACTACAATCTCCAAAATTTTATCCCACTTTCCTAGAAACCATTTGGGTTTGACCTGTTGTTAACACAACTTTTTGTACCTTCTCTGTAAAATCAGTTTGATAAACCAATGTAATAGGGTCGGAGGGTTGACCAAATATATATGGTACGGTATGATTTGTTAATGTAAAGTCAGGGTTAACAATTCCAATAACAAATCTCATTACTACTTTATTAGAAATTCTTACCTGTCCTCCTTCATCCCAAGGAGTGTTAGTGTTGAAAGCTCCTTGAGATGAAGTTCGGGTTTGCTTAACAGCATTCCTTACTTTATATTTTGTTAAATCAATTCCCACCGGATAATTTAAGTTGTCAACTGAACCTGCCGGTGTACCTAAAACTGTCGTTAGAAATTGACATTGATTAAATGGGACTTGTATATATGTAGTTTCTCTTAAAGTTGAGTCTAAGAAATTAGGAGTTGCTCCTGTTGCTAATATCTTTAATTCGGTGGCTATGTCCCATTCTGTTACAATATCAGGTAAAGGTATGTTGGAGCCGGTGGAAATATCCAAAGTTTCCTGAGTTCCTGTTCCCCAATTAGCTGCCCCAAATCTTGATTCAATGTATTTCCCATTAATATGAGATGGATGAGTCCAACCTCCTTTTCTTTTTACAAACCCATCGGGGTCAATTTTATTAGGTTTTTTTGTATACATAAAAAGCCTTGCTTCTTTAGTAGGGTCTAGCCATGATTCATTGGCTCCGACAAGTCCTCTTATGCAGAGTTGATGATTTAATCCCCAATCTTCGTCAGGACTAACACCTGCTATAAAGCTTCTTTTTACAATAAACATCTCAGGTGTAGGTATTCCGTTACCTGCTCCTGCTCCTATATAGCTAGCCAATCCATTAACAGTAATGTTTTTTGTCGCATCTTCAGGAGTACCTGTTGTCTGTGATACAATTATTTTGTCATCCCCTTGAGGTGTTACTATTGGATATGTTGCTATCTTTCCCATTTACTTTTTTGTTACGTCTCCTGTCTTCAAATTTATAATAGAATCCTTACCGTATTTTTTAATTAACTCATCTTCCATTTTAGAAAACTCAACTTGTAAGTTTTTAACCTGTGAAAATAAATTACTCTTTTGTATTTCTAATTCTCCTATAGCTAACTTAAACTTTGTTAGTTGTTCGTTAGCTTGTTGTAAATCCGATAACTCTTGTTCAGTTAATTTTACGTCTTGTACTTTTTCCATTTGATTTAATTAAAATATTTAAACAAAGATAGTGTTTATTTTTTTGTTTCTGAATAGGAGTTCATCATCTTCTCTCCTGTCCTACCAATTACATATCCTCCAATACCTATTTGTAATAAATTCCAAAACTCATTTTCTAATTCAGGAATTTTTAAATCAAATAATGGTGCCACAAACTTTACATAAATAACTATGAATCCAAAGGATAACATTAAAATTGGTCTCCAACTTCTTTGCATCCAATTTCCTTTAGCTTCTGCGACTATGATTTCAGTTTGCATTTTCTGTAGCTCTAATTCTTTTTGAATAAGAATTTGCTTGATTACATTCTCTGCTTTTATCTTTTCCTCTTTAGAGGTAAACAGGTTATCTAATCCTCCTAGTAAATCTTTTACTACACTACCGCCAAACCAATCTATAATTTTTTTCATATGTCTTTATATTGAGATTGCACGTCAAAACTTGGACATGCTTTGTTAGAAAATTCATTGTGCCCATGAAGCGTAGCTTCCGGGTATATCTTTTTTAGTGTTTTAATAAGCAGTAGTAAACTTTCTTTTTGATTAGGTGTTCTAGTATCCTTTGGAGTCTTACCATCTTTCTCAAGACCTCCTATGTAGCATATACCTATTGATGATTTATTCATACCCTTTACGTGAGCACCAACCTCATCAATCATCCTACCTGTTTCGATTGTTCCATCAATCAAAACTATAAAATGATAACCACATCCTTTCCATCCTCTAGCTTTATGCCATCTATCTATTACAGATGCATTTACAGAGTCATCACACTCTCGTGTGGCTGAGCAATGTATAATAAGCTTGTTGATGTTTCTCATGTTAATAATCTAGAGAAATGCTAATAGTGTCAAAGACGATACTATTTTTTTTTGTTCTTTTTGTTCTGTTTTATATTTACAACAGTTTTGTGAACAGTATATATAATTGTTGCAATTAGTAGAATTATCTTCAATGCCATTTCTATTTGCGTAAAGCTAATCGCCATTACGCTTGAATTTAATCCGTATATTTTCAAATCTTCTATCGTCATTTTTTTATGTGGTATTGAATTGTTAAATCCTCCATCATCAATGTCGTAGTTGAAGTCCAATAGCTCATATTACCAAAGAGCTACAATATTAGTTGCTGTTGTGCCTGTAGCAAAAACCTGAATAACATTTACAGGTAAAACAAATCCTTCTGCTACATTTGAAAAAGTAACCTTGTCTCCACCTGCGGTTTTAACTTCTAGATTACCTGCACCTCCAACATAAAGTAAGCATCCATTATTGTTTCCTCCATACGCATTAAACTTACTTGTTGCAGGAAAAGCTGTTGCAGGGATGTTTAAAGTTAACTCGTTACCACCAACTGATGTGATAATTGCTGAGTCTCCTCCCGGATTAACTATTATCATTCCTCTTACAAAACCTAATGTTACTAGGTCAATAGCAGGGTCAACAGTAATTGTGTTACCTGAGATAGACACAACTGTTTGAAGTCCATCTACTACCATTATCTGTGGAATAGGTGCATCATCACTAGGTGATACCTCCCATGCTCTACTTGTATTTAACTTTTGATAAGGCATATATGTTTGTTTATTCTATTATAAGAGTTATCTCAACTTCTTCTCCTGTGTTTCCAAATCCTGAGCTTGATACCGCAGTAACTTGTATTAGATTTTTTCCAATTGGAAAATCAACCTCTTCTAAGAATCCCGGATGAGTACCTGATGTTCCATCCCATTCTGTAGTAAGAGTACCTATAGGTGCCCAATTATTTACATCAGTTACATCAGAGCCAAAAGGAGCTTCTGATACTTTAAAGGTAACAGTAGAACTTCCTCTAGCAGTTTGATAATCTGTGGTTGAACCCCATTGAATAGCTACTCCTGTTACTTTCTTTGTGCCTGAAATTGGTACAATAAAAAATGGGAAGTGGTCTGCTGCAGTATTTTGTTCTACTCCAAAGTCAACACTTGAGCCACCAAGAATATCTGCTCCTCCTCCGCTTGCTCCGAAGTTTACAAACGTACCATTAACTGAAATTTTTGACCCACCAAAATCATCAGGATAGGTATACACGTCCCTTTGTGCATTTAAAGTTTTTGAACCTTTATTTTCTGTTTGTACGGATGGAGCTACTCCATGAAATTTAGTACCGTTTGGTATTGCCATTTTTTTATTTTTTTTAAATTATTTATTTTTCTCGTAAGGAAACATTCTGTTTAATGCATCTCTTCGTTCACCGCAGCCACATGGTTTCCCTGTTGCTTTAGCGACTGTGTTTACTACTCTTTTGATTCCTGTAGCTTTTGTAAATTTTTCTACAGTATCTCCAAAGCCTCTTGATGTCATCCTTGGTTTCATACAACAAAGATACTAAATTTATTTTAGTGTTATTTCTTGCAAGTACACAATTTTTTTGGGCAAGAAGCTATCTGAAACATAAGTTTAAATAACATCCAATTCCATCCGCATTTAAACTTACACCATATTGATTGCATCCACGATGCTTTCTTTTCTTTTTTCTTTTCCATTAGTGCATGTTTGAGTCAGCAGAATATGGATGCTCTCCATAATGCTTATACATTGCTTTAGACTCGTTACGTCTATCTTTTAAAGATTGTTTCTTTTTTCCATTTTTTGCTCCGATTGCTTCATCGTCTCTTGAGTTGTATCCTTGTTTCATGATTAATTATTTACTGCAGCCAAAGTTCTTGGCAAAGTTTGCCATCTTTACTACACTTGGTTTATACTTCTTTGAATTTTTCATGACAGAACTAGCTGCCCCACATACTGATTTCTTAGGCATATTTTTTTTTGCCCAAGCAGTAAACTTTCCTTGGTTAGCTTTTTTAATTTTTATATCTTCTTGTTTTGCCATGACTTTTGTTTTACAAATATACTAATATTTTCCTTGTCTTTTTTTTGGACTTGACTTTGTGCTTCCACCTGAGCCTGCCCATAAATTTTTACATGCCCAATATCTAGCAGTCAGTTTTGACTTTGCGGTATCACACTTGTGCCTTGCCTTGAAAGATTTTCTAGCGGCTGCACTATAGTTATGTCCATATCCTTTGGCACCAAAGTGAATTAGTTTTTCTTTTCCACCCTCACACCCTTTAACCATTTTCTTTTTACCTGCTCGGTCAGAAGGTCTAGGTTTATTGCAAGGCATTTTAGATTTGTCTGCCATTATTCTTTTATGTGATTGCCTCCTATTATCATTGCTACAATAGCAATTAAACTTGTTGTTATTTGTCTTATAATTTCTTTACCATCTTCATCTAATTTTCTATCTACTATTACAGATGCAAGTAATGAAAATATTAATATAAAACCTATAACACTTAATATCATCAAAACAATATGGTAATGATTTTTATTCAAACTTATTTCTTTTTACCTTCTGCTCCTGTAAGACCTTCTATTTGGAATAGAGGGACTAGGTGATAGTGGCTGAGAGTTTCTAACTACAGATTGCCATTGTTTTTCTTTTTTATTAGCAGCTACTTGCTCCTTAACTTTATTACGAAACCTTACAGAAGATGGGTGCATATCTAGTGGAGCTTCCACCTCAATAGGCTTTGTAGATACTTTAGTTGCAGGAATACTAATTTTTTGTTTCGCTATTCCATAAGGTTTTAAAGTAGAAACACCTGTAACCTTGGGGCGTGGTGTTCTTCTTGGACCTCTTGTTTTTGTTGAAGTCTTGTTCTTTGTAACCGTAACCGTTTTGCTGCCATCAGCATTTACAGTAATCGTTTCTGTTTTATTTTTATTTCTTGTTTTCTTTTTACCTCCTCCTAATACTGCCATGATTTTTATTTTTTTTTAAGTTATGCCATCTCTTGACATGTTATTAAATCCTCTTTGTCTTAAGTCCCTATCTTCTCTTCTTTGGTTCTGTGCCTTTGCTCTCTTTTGAATCCTTTGGCTTTTCTTAAGAAGTCTTTTTTCTTTACCCATCCTTCCCTCATCTAAAGCAATGTTAGATTTTGCACATACTTTAATTGCCCTTAGCTCTCGCTTGGTTGCTTGTGAAATAGGATTGTCACCCATTACTTCTTTCTTACATCTTTGACTCATGCCTTATTCTTTTTTGTTGTTCCTTTAAATCCTTTTAATTTTGCTAGCCCCATAAGGGTGTTGCTATTATTATTCCTTGAGGGTTTCTTTATTGATGGCGTTACTCCTGCTGAGCTTATTATATTTTCAGCTTGTGAATTTTTAATAGCCATATCTTTTAACGTACTAAACGATGCTAAGGTCTGATTAAGAGCTACACTCATAGGACTGTTTCCTAATACAGGAGTAGTTAAAGTCTTCTCTTGTTTTGGAGTTGCCGGTATTATATTATCTTTGGACATAATGCAAAGTTAATAAAATTAAATTTATAGATGGATTCAGAAAATTACTTGAAGTATTGGAGAGTTGTTAGATACTATATTAAAAAAAAATATAATCTAACTACAGCAGAACTAGAGGTGTTGTTGTTTTTAAAAACAGAGGGTAGGTTTTCTCGTGATGACTTTGACACATTCAATGAAGTTGTCAGTTGGGACAAGAAACGTTTTGAAAGATTAAGACAACAAGGTTGGATTGAAGTATTCAGAAAGAAGCATGGCAAACACAAAGCATTGTATCAGCTTACGTATAAATCAAAAAGAGTTATAGCTTCAGTATACTCTAAGTTAAATGGCGGAACTATTCCTACGTCTGTGTTTAGTAGTAAGAGCTATATGGATAAAGTATACAGAAACCTTATAGAACAACTACGACATCCCTCTCTTGAATAACTGTAATCTTTTTACCTTCAATTAAAAGAGTATGTGCATTTCTGAAGTCATAGTATATCTCGTCATTGTCTACTATTCCTTGAACCTCATTACCTACAGCGTGAACTCTTCCTTTATGGTATCGCCTACGTTGTGCCTCGTCATTGGTTAATAATATTCCCGACTCAGTTTTTAGTTCTTCTTCTATTGGTTCAATTAAAATAAATTTACTTATAGGTCTCATATGTGTGTTTTAAATTGTACGGTTTCTTCTCTTCTCTTCCCATTGTACTCTCTTAGTTTTACCTAGCATGGTAAACTTAGACACCCTGTTGTTTAGGTTTGTTCTTTCGGAATTCAACTGTGTGTTTCCGTTCTTTGATTCGTTACTCATCATTTTATTATTATTACTTCTCCTTGTGTTTCAATCCAAACATGTGCTCCACAACTAAGAGGTTTGTCCGGACTATAGATAACTTTGCTGTCACCTTTTATCTCTACCTCGTGAGCATATGTATTACTCTTATATGTTTTACAAGTTAGCACAGGATTCTCTACGTTGTTCTTTCTGTTAGCTTTTATTACATGCTGATTAACGTGGATTACTGTTTTCATCTAACTCTTCTTTCTATGCATTGTTATAATAGCATTGGTAGATAGTAAAGTAACTGCAACACTAATTGCATTTTGTAAAGCTGACCTTGTAACTTTCACAGGGTCTATAACTCCCATGCTAATCATGTCACCCCACTTCTCATTCTTTACATCAAACCCTTCACCCCATTTTCTTTCTCTAGGAGCAAGGTACATATCTGATTCCATTCCTGCGTTTGAAAGTATCTGTATCAAAGGAGCTTTCAATGAAGTTCCTAAAATTGCGTAAGCAATTTTTTTTGCAGGGTTCTTTTCATCTATACTCATGTGCTCATAGTTCTCTGCAATAGAGTACAAAGATAATCCACCACCGGGTAGTATCCCTTCCTCTAGTGCTGACTTAACTGCACACACCGCATCGTCCACTCTGTCGTATAATTCTTTTTGTTCTAGGTCTGTATTACCTCCAACATATATTACACCAATCCCTCCTGTCAATGAAGCTATTCTCTTTTCTATAAACCCTCTTAGTTGTTTATCCTTAGCAACTCCATGCTGAACCCACAACTCTTCTACTCTATTATCTACTGCATCTTGATTCTCTGACGTATCATCTTTGATGATGATACTTGAGTCACGACCAACTATCACCTTAGCACAATGACCCAAGTCACCAAAGTTTATTAAGCTCAAGTCATCTCCTGTCTCTCCGCTAAAATATGTGGCACCTACCGCAAGAGCAATGTCGTTCATAAGTTCGTGTTGTCTATAACCAAAGTCAGGTGGTGCAATGTTTACAATCTTAAGACTGTTCTTCATTACATTCGCTGCCATTGTATTTATGAAACCTTGAGAGCATGGTGCAATAATCATTAACTGCTTCTGCTCGCTGATGATTGGCTTCAATACATTTTCGATTTGCAATATGCTATTTATTTCGGTATCACATACCAACATATACACATCCTCCATTACGCATTCGTCATGCTTGTGGTTATTAATAAACAAATGTGAAGTCCACCCTCTGTCTATCTTAATCCCTTTAGTGCTTTCGAAAAACGTTTCATGGTTCTTTGATTTCTCTACCGTAACTATTCCATCCTTACCAACTTGCTTGTATACCTCAGCAATTTGTTTTCCTATCTTCTCATCATTGTTCGCTGATATTACAGCTACATCTTTTAACTTACTACCGGATACCTTCTTGCCCTTCTTCGCAAGCGTCTTGATAATTACCTCACACTCCTGTTGCAAAACCTTTAACACCTCTGTTCTATTAACACCATCTTCTATCTCAACCATACCTTCCTTTACCAAAGCCTCAGTCAATACAATTGCAGTAGTCGTTCCATCTCCTGCTGAGGTTGCAGTCTTATCTGCAGCTTCCTTCATAATACGTACCGCTAGATTCTCCACAGCATCTAATAAGAAAATAGACTTGGCTACAGTTACACCATCTTTGGTGACTGTGATTCCATGTGTATGTTCTTGTGACTCTATGAGAACTGTGTTCCCTCGTGGACCTAATGTAGACTTGACTGCTTTAGCAATCTGTGTTATTCCTGATAGTAATTTCTCTCGACCATCGGAATCGAAGTGTAGCTGTTTTGGATTCATCTTAAATTAAATTTGATTATTTTTAGCAAAGATAAACAAAATAAAATCAACATGGAAGATTGGGTATTAAGTATTGCATTTCACTTTCCTCATGACAGACTAGCTATCGGTTGGGAATTTATAAATGCAGATGATAAAGATAACTACTACACAATAAATGTATTTTTATTTATAGCAACTCTAACATTGGATATGTACCCACGTACATAATGTAGAGTTTTTGTCTCACTACTCTCTCTCTCTTATTATACACACAAAGATTTTATTTCCATATACGAGGCTTTAAACTTAACATACTTAACATTATTAAATTAATATATTAATAATCAGTTAGTTATAAAATTAAACTCTACATAA